GCACCCCGTCACTGCTGCCGACGCCATTGCCGCAGAAGTTACCGGACGGCGAAACAACCGCTACTGAATATCCCCATCCTCTTTCTTTCGTACTCCAAGGTGTGCAAGTCCAGTACCAATCCGGGATGTCTTTGTTTACGAGCAGATCATTGCATTCCCTTGCTTCGTCAAATGTCAGAGGTCTTACTTTGGTCAAGAGTTTTCCAAATACTTCCTGTCCATCAACTGTTACTAATCCGGCTTCATTTGTACAAATATTTTCTTCTCCGAATTCATCAGAAAACTCATTGAGAATTTCGCCCTCGCACAGTTCTCTTAATGATGATTTCTTGTAATCAGTACAATCATCATCAAATTTCACATCTTCACGATATAATCCTTCTGTGATAACCACTGTTGAATCTTCTTTCTGTTCAAGTACAATGAATCGTCCGATGCCTGTATCAAACTTCCCACCAACCGGAATGTCTTTCAGCATCACTTTGTTTTTCCGATCTTCTTCTTCGATAGCTGCTACTAATTTCTTTGCTAATTCCAATACACTACTTTTGCCCATTTTTACTTTCCTCCTGTTTCTTTCTCCAATATTCATACGGATCCGCATAATGTGGTTTCCGTTTAAAATCCTCAATAGCCTGTTCCTGTCGTGTCACAAAGTCACCTCCGAACATCGTTCTTTTTGCTACGTCTTACTATTCTCCGCTTTTTCTTTGTTTCTCCTGGTAATTCAGCTTTAGCACTCGCCCAACTACAATCTGCCAAATGACAGATAAAACAGTTTGGATAAGTGCATCCATCCGGTTTTTCCATATTCTTCCTACTACGTAATAAGCTTTCTCTCTAAATCATTCATGTCATAGTCCCGGCCATCGAAATTATTGAATCCTTTTTTCTCCTGTCCGCTGTCTTCGTATTGTCCCTCAGAAACTTTTGTGAAATTGTTCGGTAACACAAACCAGTCGAATGTTATCTTCCAGTTCTTCACTTTCCCTTGTAAGTACTTGCTTTTCTTCACGTTATCCACAGCCTGTAGCACTTCTTCCAAACCGTTGCTTTCTAACCTCGCTTGCAAGTTCTGGTATCTCTTAGAAGTCTTCTCTATCTTCTTTACGGGTTTTATCCCGTAGCTTTCCAAATCGTTCCAAGCTTTTATGACAGCTTCAACGGATCCATCGTCTCTTTCCGGCTTTTCTTCCTGTCTGGTCGGCTTATCTTTTTTTTCATTCTTCTGTTCGGTCTGGTATCTTGCGTAGTTATTCACCGTGTATACGGTATATCGGTTGGTACTTTTGCATGTGATTTCTCCCGTCTTTTCCAGGTGCTTTAATGCTGTCTTTACCTTGCTTTCGCTCATTCCTGTTCCTTTTGCCAATTTGTCTATCGATGCAACAAATGATCCTTTTTTTATCTCTTTGCCACGATAGCTTGCGTCTTTCCAATTCGCTTTTAATAGCATGTGCAAGAACAGATGGCATGTATTTACGTCTGTATACCAGTCCCAGTCCAGTATTTTTCTGCTAAGTTTTATGTAATCGCTCACACCTCTTCAATATCCACCTCAATTCTCGGATTTTTCTTATCAACATAGAATTCATCCGTGAATCCCACTATGTTTTTCCATCCATCGTCCTGTAAGACTTTGGTATCTACTAATGCATCTTGGATACACTTTCGTCCAAATGCGCTCACATTATCCAAGTCCCGTCTCTTGTCCGGCTCATACCATCGGTAGTGCATCCGTACCTTTCTTGTTATTCGCAATCTTCCGAATTGCTCATATATAGCTTGCATCACACGGGATTCATTATCTTTCTTCATATCCGCACCCTTGTACCTGTTAGTATTCAGTGCCCGGATATAATCATTCATGTTGTTCAGTTTCCCTTTTATGATTAGTATGTAATGCATTGTATTCCCCCGCATCTTTCCAACTTTTGAATGTCTGTGACATACATTTTCTTTTTTTAAGTGTCGCCCTCGCCCTTGATAAATCTTTATTGACATATTCGTGATACATACTTGTGTCTATTGGGTCACTCGGTATTGGTCTGAATATCCCCTTCCCTGTATTTACGATGCAATCGCCATCACAGTTTGCTTTTTCTATCATTCTCCGTAAAATTCTATCCACATTTGGGTCTGCTGGTCTTTGTATTGCATTCCTATGTCCATCTGATATTCGGATAAAATAGCTTTCTGCCATCTCTCTATTCTTTCCCACCGCTTTTCTCCTTTCTGCCGGAGTGTGGCTTCTCCGGCCGTGATACAATATCTTGTGCTGTGCATATCGAATGGATGAGATGATATGCGTTAGAACCTGTTAATAGTTCCTTTTGCCACATGAATCTATATTTATTTAGTTACAACCTGTTCTTTCCGAACACCTGTATGAACTCTTCTCTTGTTCCGTAGTGTTCTTCAAAATATCTCTGTGCCATCTGCTTAAGTTCTAAGTCCAATCCCTTGTTTGGGTTCCCGTGTACGCTTTCTGGTGTAAATTCATGTAAATGTGGTGCTAACGGAATCACAAATCCGTATTCTTCCGATTTTTTTCTGTACGGACCATAGAAAATGTGGTGTCTGTGACAGTTTGGACTTCCCGTAAAGTAGCAGTGCTCCATATCGTCAGTGAATACACTTTTAAGTCTTTTCGCCAATCTTCACACCCCACCTTTCTTTCATTTCGCTGATTTGGTTCGGTGTCATAGTCTCTATGCCAAGTTCTTTCGCTTCGTACACAGTCCCGTCAATCAGTTTTGCCATTTCATCGGTATCGTAAGTATGCGAACCTCGCATTACCAAGTTTACCCGGAATACTTTTCCTTTCTGATTGGTGGTTGTCCTAGATGTAGGTTGCAGATGAACAAATTTCACATCGTATGCGTCTATATCATCGTCCAATATGAATGGAACTAATGCACCGTTAATGGTTTCGTACTGTCCGTATTCCGCTATTAGCTTATTCTTTATGTACACCTTGCTGTTCCCGGTCGCATCTGCAATCTTTCCAACCAGTACATGAAAGTAAGAGTTTGCATCGAGACTTCTTTTTTTCTTGTATTCCTTAATCGTTATTGCAATCTGCTTACCTCTAAAGTTCTCAAATGCCTGTCTTGCGTCTTCATTTAGCGTCAGACTGGCTTTCTGCTTATTGGTGGCAAAATCCACCGCTAAGCCATCAAAAGTCCCTGTATAGTCCATTAATCATCACCATACTTTTTCTTAATCGCATTCAGCATCATTGCACATTCTGTTTCTGTAAGTGTGTCCACCGTCTTTCCATTTCCGCATACCCAAGCTTCTAAATCAATGCCGTGTGCCGTACACTGCGTTTTAAGCGTTTTCTTTTTTGCTTCTGATGCAAGATTCTCTCCAGTTCCAGGAATCTGTGCTTCCAGTTTGTTGTATTCTTCTTTCAGCCATAAGTTAAATCCAAGTCCAGTATGAATAGCCACACACTTCACAAACGCTCTGCACATGCTGTTCCATACTCTCTGTTGGCTCATGGAGTTGTCCTTTACTGGATTTGCGCCGTTCATTACTGGTGTCTGCATCTCATACTCTTTATCGTCAATCACAACTTTTATTCGTGTTTCATAACAACGATTTGTATTATTGTTTTTGTCCTTAAACTCGATGTCTGTTTTTCTAAGGCTGCTTCCGGTTTGCGGATCAGGAATTGGCTCCCAATACACCTCGGTAGCACCATTCTGTCTCAGCAGTTCAATACATTTCGCCCAGTTCAAATACGTGAATCCATCTCGTTTTTCGCAATACTGGCTTACATCGACTTTCACTAATTCCTCGTAGCTTTTAAGCGCCATTTATAACATCCTCCTATACATGTCATTCAAGCAATCTTCGCATAGCTTCTCATCGTCTACCGTGTATAGATATTCACCCTCATACATCGGCACACCGCATGAGCTACAGTAAGTTACTGGTTCCGGCTCCGGCGGTATGGTCTTCCAATGGTCATAGCCTTTAATGCTCTCCATCTCCATTCCACCCCATCAGTTTTAAAATCATGTCTCGCTCAATATAGATGTTTTGGCAGGCATATCTTTTCAGTGTGTCCAGTTGCGCTTTCAGGTAGGCATATCCGTATACTGCATTTCCGTAGTCGCTCACGATATCTGTCACTGCATCGGCTACGCTCTGTAAGCTATCTTTTTTCTCTTCTCCCATGTTCAAATCTCCTTTCATGTGTTATAATTTTCTTGAATGTTTTTCTGAGTGCTTGACTGGATTTTCCATCGGCACTCTTTTTTTATACGCATCCGGCTATCATAACCGCCAATGCGTATAGCGTTATCACAAGTGCTATCCTGTAGTAGTTAAGCTTGTCTTCCATGCGCTACCTCCTACCCGATCATAAGTGTCAGCATTGCGATGAATGTGACAAACCATAAGCAACGCCAAAAAATTATTTTTCTTTTCAGCTTGCGGATAATCTCTGTTGCCATTGTCATGTGTGCTTCCTCCTGTTCTTCAGATTTGCGAATTACAGGAGAATGTGTTATAATCAACCTGTATTCGCTAAGCGTTCTTTAGCGGTACACCGCCCTGTCTGGTATGCCAGTACCAGCGGGGCACTTTTTATGTCCCTTTTATCGTCAGACCGATTGTTTCTGACATATATCTATATTCTTTTTATTCTTATTCTTCTTTATATTCTTCTATTGTTGTCAACTGGCTTGCGAATTGATTGTTAATGGATTGTTGTGTGGCTTGCTAACCGTTTTTGCTTGACAAGCAGTTTTTCCTTATTTTTCAAGGGTTTTAGCTTGTCATTTGCTTGTCAACTGGCTTGTCAAAATTTTAGATTTTTTGAAAATTTCTTTAATTTTGGCTTGTCAATTGATTGTTATCTGAGTGACGTTTGGCTTGCGACCAGTTGCCGTTTTCCCCTTATTTTTCAAGGGTTGTGGCTTGCTAAGTGGCTTGCGATTTGACCAAAAATCAACTACCATTTTCACATTTACCTTTTCAATAATTTGAATACATCGAAAAATAAATATTTTTAGGCTTTTTTACTGCCTTTCGTACCTGTTTTTTTCACCTTTTTATGTACGTTATTACCTCCAATGATGTTCCCATTTTTGTCCAGTTCGTCCCAAACATAACGCCCTTTACCTGAGTTCCGCCACTGTGAAAAACCTCTCAATTCTCCGTAGTCAAGCCATTCTTTTATGAGTTTTACATGACTGTCTACCATGCACTGAACGGTAAATTCCATTGTTGTGCCAACTGGAACGGTCTCTGAACATGCAAGGGATATTCTTTCTCCCTGTGGTGTATTTGCCCGGAGCGGTCTCTGACACGTTCCCATATCTCCGTCAAAAATCAGAGGTATTTTGCGTTCTTTCACAAAAATAAGACCGTCAATCTCCTTTTTGTACGCCTTAATTTTTGATGATTCACTACCTTTAACCTTACGGAGCATTCCGCATGAATCTTTGAACATGCCTTTTACCTAGTAGTCATATACGAACGGCTTTCCGTCTTCGTATTTGTGAAAAATCGTCATTGATTTCTCTTCTACTGCATCTACACCCAATGTTGCTACTTCGTCCTCACGGGACGGTGCGTCCGGTGCTTTGGATGCAATATAAGTCCGGTGAATCTCCTTATCCGCACACTGAGAACCTAATACTTCCTCAGTGAACGTAATTCTTACTTTTAGTTCTTTCATGATACTGTTTTCTCCTTTTCAATTTGTTCTGGTTGCTTTACCACTCTACGTTCTTCCTTTTCTTGTCGAAACTGTGCTCAGCTTTTCCGTTTCAGAGCTTCTCTCTTCAATTCCTTATCTTTTCGTGTCTGTTCATGCTGATCTGCTACTTTTAGAATCCGTGCTAAGCGTCACAAAGCCATATCATTTCTTTTCTAATCTCTGCCTATCTTTTCCATCTCAGTTACATTCAGTGCTTAACATTTCAGCTCCATAGCCTCTCAACTCTTGGCTCTTCCATTGCATGTTGTCTTTTCTTCTGGATTCTCCTATACTGTTTATACATGCACTGCCATGCCGAGTAATTCAGAAAAGTGAAAAGGAAAACTAATTAAACTTTGCTCTGGCAGACATCAGCTCAGCCAGAGCTTTTGTCATTTCGACCAATTCCTGACTTTCATAAATAGATGCAACACGTGCTGTTTCTTTCTGCAAAAAGTCGCACAATTCTTCAATGGTTTTATCTACTTTTAAAAGTTTGTCCTGTTCCATGTTGTCACCTCCCTGTATTCAATTTATGTTATGCATTGACTTGTCCAATGTAGTAAAACAGAAGTAATGCCATTGCCAGATTTATTGACATCTGTGAACTGCAAGTCAAATATGGCACTCTCAAGAACAACCAGAACGTTTTTTCGATTTCTGTTACGATAAACGCCACAATCAATGCAGTTATCCCGTATACCGCGCAAATAACCGTTGCAGTTATCATCTTTGTTATCACCCCTTTTTTGTGTTATAATTTTTCAAATACTAAAGAAAAGAGGTTGTATAATGCACGCCATTTTTAATTTCATGCAAGAATTATTCACAAGAGAAAATGTAACTTTTGCTATCGCAGTTTTCGGTGCTGTCGGTACTGCATGGAACTTGTTTCAATCTCGGAGAAAGATAGAATTTATTCCTATCGGCTTCAAGCTGAAAGATGATAATGAACTGATCGTTCACTTCGAAATCATCAATCATTCCAGAATCGCTATATCAATCGTGAATATCTCTTACTTGTATGATGGTGTCCATTACTCATGCTCAAAAGAGCGTGCTATTGGCGAGTCAATTTATCACGAACGAATGCGATTAAAGAACCTAACAGACTTCTATACACAACCTTTTCCGCTACAATTGGTGGGGCTCGGTGGTACTTCGGAATATATTCGATTTGAACTCCCGCCAGAAATTCATCCAAATTTTTCCAAACCTCAGAGTTTTCAAGTATCTTCCAATCGCGGAAAGGCAACTGAAATGAAACTTCTGCTAACTGATTCGGATTCATCCAGTTTACGTAAATATCGTATTCCGACTTTAATCCGTTCGTTCTTTCGAAAGTAGTTTCTACACAATTACCGCTCACTTTCTGGGATATTGGCTTTCCATTACCTAATGGACTGTATTCCACGCTATCACCTCCTAATACCCAATCGCAGTTTAACGATGTTAAACTTTTAGGTAAAAAAATATACCCCATATTCACTTAACCCAATGTCAAGAAATCTCGCCCATGTGTTCATATCTTCTTGTGAAAATTCGGATTTACACTGCAACTTTCTTGATACAGATACTTGGCTTCTTCCGATTTCATCGGCAAAAGCTGACTGTGAACCATATTTTTCAATAATTCTACCTCTAAGTTTGTTATAAGTGTAAGGCATTTGCTTTCCTCCTTTCGTTTGTTTCTGACTATAGTTTAACGCCATTTAACTATTTTGTCAACACTTTAGTTTAAAATAATTAAACTTTTTGTGTTGAAAGTTTAACTTTGTTATGCTACTATATAGAGGAAAGGAGGTATACAAAATGAAGAATGAAATCACAGCGAAACGACTGAAAAAAGCCTTGGATAACAATAATATGATACCACAGGAATTAGCCGAGAAAAGCGAAGTCTCAAAAGCTTCTATCAGCCAATATTTAAGCGGTATGCATGCACCATCGAACATAAGCAGTGGGAAGATGGCAAAGGTACTAAAAGTTGAACCGTTATGGCTTATGGGGTTCGATGTGCCAATGAAAAAAATAGACGCACCGCCCGAAAGTTTAGCAGAGCAAGACGCTAAACTTCTAAAAAAGATAGCTCTTCTAACCGAAAGGGACAGAAAAATTATTATTGATATGGTCGATTCAATGTTAAAAAGAAAGAGCGAGGATTAACCCCACTCTTCCAAAAAAGTTTTTATGAATGTATGCAGATACTTGATTGTATCTGCATCTTTTATGTTTTCTATCATTTTAATAAGTTCTTCTTTGCGTTTTTCTTCATCCACATAAATCCCTCCAATATACCGACACGTCATTCCAGTAGCGATTACCTACATTATAGAACATATGTTTGTTATCTGTCAATGTTTTCACTGATAGCATCTTTTACCACAAGATAGATGTACCGCATTAGGCGAGGGTCACGGATGCCTTTTATCATCCGCTTGATTTCGTTTTCATAAGTATCAGTCCATGTTTTGATGCTCTTGCTGTTCATTTCGTCCTTTCCCATTAGATTACCTCCTATCAATGGCTTGACAAGTGCCATTTTTATTTTATAATTATACATGTAATATTTATATAGATTATAACTCGAAACTATAGTCAAGATGTTGGCTAAAATATCGTATTTTTCTTATTAAAAAGAATGAAAAATAGCCAAGATATTAGCCTTTTCGACAGGATGTGACATAATATTAACGAAAGAGGAAATGTTGAATAACTTTGCACATAACATCGAAGAAGAGCGGAAAAGCCTTGATTTTACGCAAGTTCTCTTTTCTAAGATGCTGGGTGTGTCTGTGTCCACATACAAAAACATCATTTCACGGAAGACTAATAATCTTGACGTTTTCTTAGCACTAAGGTTGTCGGAACTAACGCACAAACCTATCCCTGATCTCTTAGGGTGTTCTTCTAAGGAATACGAGGTATTGGGAAAGTACAGGCAATTGACCGACAGACAACGTGCGTATATTCTTGGTAAGATGGACTATGAAATCTCTATGAAAGTGTTGGAAACAGATCCCGAAAACATGTTGGATGTTCTATGTCCCACTGGTGAGATGGCTGACGGTATGATATTGGATTCCTCACACGAAGAACGGATATACTGCCCGGAATACATAAAAAAGTACGGTGAGACGTTACATTGTGGTATAAAGATAACGAGCAACCACTTGCTCCCTGTATATGTAAAGGGTGATATCATTTGCATATCCAAAAGAGTACCAAGAAACGGTGATACCGTGATTATTATACACAAAGAAACAGGACGTGCGTATATAAGGCGGTATGTACAGAAAAGTAAGACAAAGTTAGTCCCGATCAACGGCTTCGGTGATGTCATAGAAGTTGATCCGAATAGTTTTGAAGACATGGAACAATGGGTAAGGTTTGGAGTTGTGATTGCGGTATTAAGAAGATAGCATACTATATACTTATTAAAAAGATAATAAGGAGCTGTTGAAATGCGTCCGAGCCAATATCATTACATAAAGCGTGCTGTAACAAGAACTGCTTACAACCGAAAAATGCAGAAGAAACGTGCTAAAAAGCGTAAGAAAGAACTTAGGAAGAAAAAAAGGAAAGAAAGGCTCTATACTTTTCAAAAGAATTCAGAGAAAGCTTCTGTACAACATGATTCTCCTGGATTTAAAATTACAATGCTTGTATTGGGCGAAATTTTCTTTGGAATATTAGCACTCTTTCAGACGATTAATCTTTTCGCAAACTGGACAAGGTGTGTGAAAGAAAATGGTATAATTGGTACTATATTCTTATTCATAATAAATATAGCATTTTTTGGCGGGTTAACATATCTATTCTCATATTTGATAAAAAAAGACAAGAAAAAAGACACTGACACTTTGCAATTTGATAATTGTATATATCATCTTGCAAAAGAAAAATCTCTAACCGATCGTGCCAATGCTGTTCTTGAAAATGAGTACAAAACTCTTGTCGAAGACTTAAACAAATTGGACGTCGAAAGAAAAACTGTTTCAGAAAAAGAAATTAAGATAGATAATACAGAGATTCCATCTGAACGAATTAGCAAAAGGACGAATCAGAATGATGTTCAAAAAACATCAATTTCCAAAAAACATTTTGAGTTCAAATATGCAGTTGTTGAAAATCCAGATCCTTACTTAAAAGAAGCATCAGAACTATTTATCAAAAACGGGAAAGCTTCTGTTGGAATGTTACAAAGAACTTATAAAATTGGTTTTTATCGTGCGGATCGCATTTTGAAACAGCTTGAAAAAATGGGAATTGTCAGTTCTGAGTTCGGGACACATCCAAGAGAAGTTCTTGCATCACCAGAAGATATAGATGCAGCTTTTTCAAATACAACTTTCCGAACGTTTTCCACAGAAGAGAAAGTTAAAAGAGAAGAGAATGAACGCATAAAGGATTTTTCCGATGCTTTCGCTTCTCTGTGTGTTGCAAATTGCGAACTGGACAAAGAGCAAAATTATACAGACGATGTCACTGGAGGAAATGTAAAATATAACGAAAAACGATTTGACAATCTTACGAATGATTCTGTCATAAGTCAAATTGTATCGGATGAAAAAATCAAGGAAGTTTCCGATAAAATCATACATGCATATAGTGAAATTGGATTAATGGTTATGATAGACGGCGTATTATGCACAAACCAATATGTTGTTTTAAAATTAAAACCGATGCATGGAACCAGGATAAATGACATAATTTCCATTCAAAGCTCTATTGAAAGCGAAATTGGAATGAAATCACTAATGAATGTCATGTACAAAAAAGGATATATCGGGATTTTACTCCCAATCTATCATTTTATAGAAAAAGAAAAAAATCCCACTACTGGCGAGTAATCAGTAGTGGGATTTTTAGTATTGTATGCAAAGTGTAATGCTCTTATATTATTTTACGATGCCGGATAAGAGCCAGTAGGTCGTGATAAGTCCTACTTTTCTATCCGGTGTAAGTCCTCTGTTCCTCTGGAATACTTCTACGCACTTCCCGAGGTAGTCTGTCCACCCCTCATTATAAGACAACTTCGTAAAGCCATATACGTCTCTGAGGGTACGTCTAAGCCATCTAATAGCCGTGATACAGTTGTGCGTCTGCCCCGACCATAAGATATGCGTTTTAGCAAAATTCTGTGAGCCGACACCGAATTTGTCATCAACAGACAGTGCGTTAGTATCAAACCCTTTGTTCATGGCTTTCTGCCATTCCCCAACACGGGAATTGTTAAGATAATACCGCTTGTCACCTTTCCAAGATTCATCTACCGGTTTTGCTGTTGTGGTCTGTGTAGAATTCGGTTTCTGCACAGGCTTTGCAGTACCACCAAGATTCTTATACACATAGTTCACATCCACATAACCTGGAATGCCTGGAATAGAACCTCTTGACGTGTACTGCCACATGTCGATTCCGTCTACTCCGGCGGACTTAGAGCCGTAAGATGCAATCCACAGAGAATATCCCCATGTCTGACCGATATAGTTCTTGTACCAAGATGTAGACGCATAGATTCCGGCTTTGTAGCCATGTGCCACCATTGCGTCACAAAATGCTTTTGCATTGGCTTTTGCAACGCCCTGCGTTCCCGGCTGTTCGCTGTCAAAATATACAGGCCATGCCGGGGAATGTCCTTTCAGAAGTCTTAATGCGTGGTTGATTTCTCCCTGTACCGCACCTGTAGTCTTTGCGTAAGAATACAGGTACACACCGTAAGGGATGCCAAGACGCTCACATTCAGATACATTTCTCAGCCATTTTTTGTCATCCTGTCCTGCCTGATCTTGTCCATATCCGCATCTGATGATAGCACCTACAATGCCGGATGCTTTTACTTTCGCCCAGTCGATGTTCCCGTTATGTTCAGAAACATCGACTATCCTATTCAATATATCCCTCCTGTTTTAAGTGTTCTTTCGTTTCTGTAATCTCTGATGCATGATCTTTCACAAACTTTTCTGCATCTGTTTTTTCCATGCTGTAGTGTTCTGCCAATTCGTTTACGGTATAACCGTAGGCACAGCTTTTGATCACTTCGCACATGGTTTCTTCGCTCATAGCTGCCATATTTTTTTCTCCTTCCCTGTTTGATAAGGAAATCATCTCATGTTTTTCGGTTGGCAATGTTCCCCACATTTTTAGGCTAATGCGCACCAGTTAACAATAATAGACACACTTGAATTGTTTCCGTTAACAGTACGAATAACGCAACTACTGGTGGTCGTACTTAAAACCTGCACTCCGAACGATTTTGTGTTTTGTGATCCACCGGAAAGAGATACAAGTACAGTCGGAGCCTTTGAAAAAGTTTTTCCGAATTTTACAGTAGTATCTTTGTAAGTATTTGCAGGTGTTTCGATAAGAGACGTTGTGCCAAATACTGGGGCTTTTGCTTTTAATTCCGTAATATACGTCAGAATTGTTTTGTTCCCTAATTCTGAAAACTTCCACGTAGATGCAATTCTGCTTTTAATCGTATCGAAAATAACACCAAGTTTTGTTCGATTTGTAATCGGTGTAGAATCTTCAACGATGATATCATCTGTATCATTTACTTCTGTAACTTGTGGAAGTTCTTTTATATATTTTCCATAGATTTTCTGCGCTTTTTCATCAGCCATTTATATCTTCCTCCTTAATAAATAATGTTTGTGTAGCCATACTTTCTAATTCACTAATACGTCTTTCTAACTCGTAAATATCGTCCTCTGTAAGCAGTTTTTTTACATTTATGCCATTGTTCCAAATTGGCTGGCTTAATCCGAGCATGACTGGATTTGCATTAACATCTCCAAATTTAATATTTACAGACGTTCCAGATTCTGTCGTTTCTGTAGTAGCACTGTAAACAGTATAATCAGCATCATTAATGTTCCTTTTTAAATCTCCTGTCATAGCTCCACCAGCGGTCGGGACGTAAGGCTGTCCAGATCCTGAAAAGACTTCGTTTGCCGGAAATTCAATATCAGATTCGCCATTTACGCTCCTACTGCATCCACCGATAGTAATCTGTCTTTCTTTCCCCCATTGGTCAGTTACTATTCCGTCCTGACCATCAAACGGTGTACCATTGATTTTAATATCGTTTTTCAGCGAAGTTGCTTTGATTTGAGACACATCAATATCAACAGATTCACTGCCGTCTATAGTTGCTGTCCCTGTAGCATCGCCGGAAAGAGTTAGTTCAAACGGATTTGTTAATTTATCCGCTGTAGCAACGGAAAGCAGTTGTTTTAAAGTCCCGACAGAAATCTTTAGATCTTCTGTGCTTGTTTCTATGAGCAAGTAATCATTATCTGACAATGTTTTCGCTTCGTTCAACGCTTCAATGTATATCTGGTCCATACTATCACCTACTTACTAGAGCATTCGACAAATCGCTTACCAAAGAGTTTACTTTTTCAACAAGTTTGTCGTATTCTGTTTTTTTAACGTACAGCTGATCTGTCTTTTCCGAAGAATACACTGTGGATCCACTCAACTGTGTATCATCGATTCCGACCTTTCCGGCTATGATTTGGTTAGCCTTGTCGATAGCTTCATTCGCTGTCTTTGACGCTTCTCTTGCGTCTTCGATAGCCTGTTGGATATTCGCCAAGTCTTGCTCAAAATCTTCTCTTGTAGCCAACGTCTTAAATGTTCCGGCTGAAAAACAGATAAATACTTTTTGGTTTTCGGCCACTTCGTCTATAGTTACCGCAAATTCACCGGGGAGCATCTTACTTGCGTCAAAATCTGCAAGTAGTCCCCTACGCATCTGTATAGCCATATTTTCTCCTTTCTATCCAGGGATCCATCTTACAAGAGAAACACCAGATGGTTGTGTCGGTGTCCCTCCACCGCCAGCAGAACCGCCTTTTGTATACCGTAAAACGTAATCCCATCCTCTCGAATAATTATAATATCTGCACACCCATATCTCTGTTCCCGTCTGATCCCCGGCTTCTGGATGTCCTCTTGTAGATGATGCTTGCACCATCTGACCACCACCGATGTACATTGCAGTATGATATTTAACATTTAGCAGTACATCCCCTCTTTGCATTCCAGCACCAGTGGCTCTGTTGCAGCTTGCCGTTACATCCGTGAATCCGCAAGCACGAAAAACATTGTACATATTCCCCGTATAAGTAGCTCCATTTGATTTTACTGGAACTCCGGCTTGTTGCCATGCAGATATTACGAGTGATGAGCAATCATAATCTGGATTCCCCCAACGGTTCGCTTGGCTGTATCCATGTCTGTTATCGTTTGCGATATTAATAGCCCATTGAACCGCACTTTCTGTTTTTGTCATATGCCTGTCTCCTTAAAATGTTGTGCCACTTGCAGTTCTTCCACTGACTAAATTGCCATTCACAAATTTTAAGTAACTTCCGTCACTAAACACGGCAGTTCCTGTTTTTGCTTTGTTTCCGTTAATCACCATCTCCTTTGCAGAAATGGCAATTTGATTTTTACTTAAAAGTTGTAATCTTTTTGAAACATTAAATTCGGAATAACCTTTTCCGATGTTTAGGTAATCCGTAGACGTAGCTCTCGCTTCTATACCATCTAATTCTCCAGAAATGTAACCTGTATATTTTCCTCCAGATGAGTAAAGATCAATTTTTGCATTATGCAAATCTATTTTTCTACCTATAGAATCTTCGGATACATAATGTCCTTTTGCATACACACCTTGATTATTCCATCTCCCTATTTCATTTCCGTCTGAATCTTGCATCGAAAGTACACCATTTTGGTTGTTATAGCCACCAAGTGTCAATGTTCCAGAATGTATCCAATCGCAGTTAATACCTACGGCAGAAAGTACATTAACTACTGCGTTTCCGTTAGAATCAAGTCCGGCATTCCACGTTTTTCCACCGTCTGTAGATACCGCAAAAGCATCCCCGACCATTTTCCAGATAATGTTCGAATCTTCCAGCCGTTCTTTGTTGTGGAGATAAAATACAATGGATTTATCATCCTGTATCTTTTCCGTCTTGAAAAATCCCATCCCTTGTGTCATTAATGCCGTAAGGGATTGAACAGCTTCATCGTATTTGCTGATTTTTTTATCGGCCATTGCAGAAGCCTTTTGTACTGCTTTCGTTTCAGAAGTCACGTACTTACTGCTATTTCTGATTGCATTTTCGGCCGAACATTTCAGCGAAGTAAAACCGAGAAAGTTAAAAGTAATATCAGTCAAGATGGTTTTGTTTACTTTTCCGTTCCTGTCGATAACATAGGCAAGATCCATAAAGTCTGCAAGAGGATAAGAAAGATGTTCGCCGGAAAAATTCATAAATGATACGCCCGTAAGTTTTGCTCCGACTGTATTAACCAGTAAGCTCTTATCTTTGATTAGTGAATTCTCTATACTCAATATGTATCCCTCAGAACCATATGTGTACGTTTTTTCATCCTCTGTAGTTTGAATACCTGTTATAACTATAGGTTCTACTCCTGTTGTTAGCCCAGTCTTCCACTGGGTTAAAAAGTGGAAATTATCAACCAATTTGAAATTACCATCATCCAAAATGTCACCGCTTGTATACACGTTCGTGGCATCCGTCAGAATGTATCCACTTGCTTCTTCTACATCTACAGAATGTACTCCAAGCACATTCCCATTTTTAAGCAAGAACAAATTATCTTTTTTTCCGATCAGCTGATATGCGTTTTTTTGTTTTCTTTCAACGGACCTGTACATAATTCCATAAGAATCATCTGTAAGAAGTTCCAACCCATCATCAAACCATCCACCGTCAACATTCGAACCGCTTGAATATTTTTCGGAACTCCAATCCAAGTCATCGTAGTAATACTCGCTAATGTCTTCTGAGAATGTACCGCCGGACATCTCCGCATAAGTTGAATACTTTTCTGATATCATGTCTGTCTCAAACTGCCCACCATCATAGTTCTGTCTCGGATCATCAAACCATCCACCATCAGTATCTGCTATATTGTCAAAAAGTGACATGTCATACTGCGAAATCTGTAAGTGGTTATCCGCATTCATCCACGCATTCCCGCCAGCAATCATTGCAATCCATCCGATTACCTGTCTGTGAGTGGTATTTGTAGGTTTTTCCTTTACCATGATGTTATCATCAGAAAACGAAGTAACATCCATCTGCACACCGCACGTTCTGCAAGAATCTTTCAGAATATCCTTTAAGCTGAGCGGATACGTTAAATGTGTGGTATAATCTCTGTCAAGTTTGTATGCATCGTCATAAGCAGAAAAGCTTACGGTATCCCCATAGCTTTCCGGGTCAATTACGGTATAAGTGCCACTTTTTATAGTCAGATCACCTATATCCGTGCTAATTGACTTATACAATGTTATCTTTGCACCGAGAAAGCTATGAACTCTATATCTGTCATCTGCGTTGTACAGTTTTACTGTGATTTTTCTGGACACAACATTACCGAGTGGCAAGCTTTGTGTACCAGCTCCATCAACAATGTTGTTGCCAGATATTAAAAATTCGGATCGGCCAAGATTTAACACTGTGCCATCCAAGAAAGTAACCCTTGCAGATGGATACCAGTCACTACGTCCGTATATAGCTTTCTTATATGCATTGCTAATGTGTATCATAGTGGATTCACCCCGATTATGTTAAAACTAAGGGATTTGTACTTTTCTTCTCCCTCTTTTAATGTCCCGATATCTACACTTCCTTGTGTGACGTAAAACGGTGCTTCTCTCCATCTTCCGTAATACACGGAAAAATAATATAGTTGCACCTGTCTCTGATTTACAATCATCTGCAAAAGGTTTGCCATTTCCGATATACTTATGTCACTTCCCTCATAAGCGTAAGATTCTACCGTGAACATCGGTTCATTGCACATAACTCCACTCATTAATCGCTCTGTTCCCTCTGTAGAGGTAGTGGCAAAGCTGAACTTGAATGTGTCCGGCTGATGAATAGTCCGACCATTAATCTTAATCACTTGCTGTGCCATTTTACCTACCTCCCGAGTTCAAATACATTCTGTCCATTGGACATCTGCATCTCTTTTGCTGTATTAATAAGCTGTTCAAGTACAGTACGGCTGTCCAGATTTACCACAAGTTTTATCATTCCTGTACCTTTACCGCTTTCTTCACTTACGATTTTTCTTAACAGATTTTCCGGCATCTCCAAGTTGTTTCCCTTTGTCTGGTCACCAAGCACCGCCAAGAACGGATTTCCGGCCGGAATAACTGCCCCTTGTGCAAGATATGGAATTCTGGTGTAATTTGCATGGGAAAGATTAATTCCTTTACCACCGATACCTGGAACCCAATCTGGTACCTTAATGTGATTCAGTCCGTCTACCAAACCGTTAATTGCATTAATGATCGCTTGATTCAATCCATTAAATAAAGCGATAACCATATTTACAGGTGCTTTAAAAATTGAGTAGATTAAGTTAGCAGCTCCACGGAGTATGTTTAGTATTCCTTTTAGCGCCATATTTACATTCCCTGAAAATACTCCTTTTAAAAATGTGACAAACCCAGAGCATATCTGTTTAATGCTGTTAAAAATCCCTTTAAAGCTGTTAAGAAAAACTTCCACTACGTCTCCAAATACTCCGAATTGAGCGTGCCAGTCAGTGGCAAATACTCCTTTTATCCATTCTATAAGTTTTGCCATTGTATCTTTAAGCTGATCCCAGTGAGTGATAATTAATACAATAGCTGCAACAGCTAACGCAATGGCAATAGGTATTACATTTGAAGCAACTGCAAATCCATCGAAAGCCGTAACGATCATAGAAATTGCTCCAGATAATCCCCCAGCACCAGTGAATACACCTATAAGGCTTGTAATGGCATCTTTTATTCCAAGTACAAGAGGTGATATCTTCGATGATGCAAAGGCTCCAAGCAGTGCAGCTCCAATGGCATCAACAATCCACTGATGCTCTCCGAGAAAATCAAACAAATCCGCAAGTAGATTAATAAGGAACGGAAGACCGCTCTCTATCAGCCATGTAAGCATCGGCAATATAATGTTTGTATACACTCTTTCTAAGAAACTTCCGATAGCTTCTATCAGCGGTGACATAGATTCAAACAGATTCTTAATCGAATTAAGTAACGGGTAAAAGTCCAAAGATCCCGCCCACTGAGCCGTATCCCACACAAGACGATTGATGATATCAAGTACCTTTTGGAAAGCATCTGCTATAGCCTGTATAATGGCCGTTCCTACGGCGTTTTTATTCCAAGCTATATCTAATTGCCTTGCGATATTCCCGATCGTTGTAAGCAGTCCCTGTGCGATCTGTAACATGGTAGACAGTATCTGTGTGCCTGTACCATTCGTCCAGACTTCCAACATACTACTGCCGACACTCTTTGCAAGTGCTCCAAGTTCCGATAATGCATACTTAGCAGCATCAATCGTGTTCTTGCCCTCACGCTCCCAAGCTTCTTTGAACGGTTGGAATATCTGCCCAAGTACATCCTTGATTTTTTCGAAAATCGGTGGTGCATCTATCGGAACTTCTTCAAACATTTTGCTGATCGGTGTTCCGTTTACATCGGATCCAGACGGTGTTGTGTCGGTATCCTTATTTGTTGTGTACCGATTAATTTCGTCCAGTGGTGACAGGTAGTCTTTCGCTGCTTTTGTGGCTTTCTTTGTAGACTTGGCGGTCTTGTCCAGACTGGCAGCATAATTTTTTTGCACTGCCAATGCCTTTGTGTATGTTTTATTCCCGGCAAGATACCCGAAAAACATTCCTACATAGGTTATGGCTGTACTGATAAGGTCAATGAAATGTGACAGTATCGGTGTGATAACGGTTAGTATCGGATTGAAAGCTGTAGCAAATGCATTCTGCAACCTTACAAGGCTTCCCCACAAAGTAGATATATTTGTATTTGTGGTTTTGGAGTATTGAGCAAGATTATTGAATCCACCTATTATTCCTTGCGTAAGAATGCTGATAAGTCGAAAAACGCTACTAAATAAAACAGACATCGTAAGCATTCTTCCAATGCTCATTCTTGCTGATCCGGCTGATTTACTAGCGTCTTTAAATGACCTACTCAGTTTTGAATTGGAATTTGCAGTTTTGTTATTAGCACTGTTCACTCCAAAAAGTTTTTCTTTCAAGGAAACCAAACCAGTACCGTAACTTGCAAGTTTGCTTTTAATGCCAGAATACGATGTGTTTAATCGGTTCTGCATATCAGCAAGTCTTCTTTCTGCACTCGCAAGTCTTTCCATGTCTGCCTGTGCTTCTTTGGTGTTTACACCAGTCGAAAAGGCTTTTCCAGAAACTTCCAGATCAATAAGCTCCGACCTTGCGTATTTAATAGTGTTCGCGAGTTCATCTATGTCATACTGCATTTTTTTATAAGTCGAAGTGTTCTTTTTCCCTCCGTTTGCTACAAAACGTTCCTGTGATGACATAAGCTGATTGAGTTTTGCTTCTGCTTTTGAAATTTGGTCGGATATTTCCTTGTATTCCGTGGTTGGAATGCGCTGATTTGCATAGGATGCTACCTTGTGCCGTAACGATTCTACCTTTTGTTCTTGTGCGCTGTATTCGTTATTCAGTTTTGCAAAAGCATCTATTTGCTTATTGATAGCGTTTTTTGCAGACGCTCCCAAATTATCTACCCTGTCTGCTGCTCTTCGTAATCCGGCTTCAATTTCTTGTGCACCCGCCTTTACGCCATCAGTTCTGATTTTTGTGTTAATAACAATACTTCCATCTTCTGTCATGTATTGTCCTTTCTACCGCTAAATATTTGCGGTCAGCGGGTATCTTCACATGATACCCGGTTAATTATTTGCGAGTCCGAATACTCTTCTTAATTCTTCTTTTTCTTCTTCGCTTCGCTCTGGTGTCACTTTAAGGTCAACAAGTTCTTTGTTGCTAGAATAGAATTCTTTTTCCCAACTATCCAATTTCTTCCCTTTCGAGACTTTTTCACGAATGTTAGTTATTGTGCTGAACAGAGATTCTCCAATCTCCATGAAAAGTCCCATGAACGTCCACCAATGCAAGTACTCTTTATCACGAATATCCTCATGTGCCACTTTATTAATGGCAGGAATTAGAATCTTTGCATCTTTTTTCCAATCCATAAGTTGCGGTTTTTTCTTATCTCCCTTAAATCCGCAGTCGATAAACTCTTTCGCCGTCTTTAAAGCTTCTTCCCAGTCTTCCGTTGGGAGATTATCAAAGTCTTCGTAGAATATAGCCAGAATCGTTGTGTATATCTCTAAGTTCTTCTCTTCTTCGGACATTCCGGCTACTATGTCGGGATCATTAATAGCACAAAGAATATCTAACACGGCTCTGTAATCTGAGCGTATTCGATATTCTTTGCCGTTTACTTTAACAGATTTGGGGAGTTTCCAGACATCCATTAGTTGTGGTACTTGGCCACATACTTATTTACACGGCGCTGTACCTTTGTTACGTTGGTGTTCAGTTTTGCTTCAATGACTTTTGCAACACTGTCAATTACAATTTCGAGGAAAATTCTTCCATCATCCATTGGCGAAAACGGTCCGAGAACCTGGAAAAACGCTTTTTCTGCATCTCCATTAATCAGATAAGACATTTTCTCTGCAATTTCTTTTTCTGCTTTTCTGGCAGCTTCAATGCTGTCGTCTTCCGGCATCTTGTAATTTTTCCAAAATCGAACGACTTCTTCGTATCTGTCAACAATGTTAGTGTCAGTCGGTGCGAACACTATACTTCCAAGAGTTTCACCAAACTGGTTTTTGATCGGAATTTTGACTCGTCCATCATTTACCTTAATAACCAGTTCGCTATCATTTCTTTTTTTTGGTAACTTGTTGCTCATATTATTCCTCCTGTTAATAAAGCGTTACAGTACTTCTTTTCCTGTAGAAAGACTATGTGGAATTGCTCCGGCTGTGAATTCTGGATTGCCAGAAGCAAGCGAAGTAGCACTTACATATCCCTCTGTTCTCTTACCGTCAGAAGATACTTTAAACGGAATGTTTACGCCAGATGTATCTCCACCATAAGACTGAGGTTTTACCATAACCTCTTCGACATATGCAAGGTGGTTTTCTGCACTTGTATCTTCCACAAGGACTTCCAGCATAAGTGTTTTGCAGTCCGCTCCTTTCAATCGTTTCATTGCAATATCCCTAATCTTCGGATACAGCTTTTTGTCAGGGTTTGCATAGTATGTATCTGCATCCATAGACGGTTCATATCCATTATCTGTTGTTTTTGTCTGACCAAGAATGTTCTTCTTCGTCTCTGTATCCGGGTTCAGATCAACCGACATATCGTCGATGTCATCACCAAGGATTTCCCACGTAGCACTTGCTACTGTCTGTTTGAAGCTATAGTCCAGATAATGTGCGAGTGCTTCTCTACTAAGATTTCCCATATTAAAATCCTTTCTACCGTTAACTTTTTACGGTCAGCGAACATCTCCAATTGATGTCCGGTTAATTAGTTCTTATGAATACATTTCTGTATTTAAGAGACATACTAATCACCCAGTCTTGCACATTGTTTTCGTAAGTTTTGTCAAGGTATGATGGTGTGATTCTTGTAATCTCTTCTATTTTTCGTTCCTCTGTAAGTGTTGGGTAAGATGAAAGCTTTTGTTTTTCGCCATCAATCACGACACTCTGTCGTTCCAACCATTTACCTACATTATCAAGAAATTCCTTGATATCCGCTTTTGTATTTGGAGAATCACGGGATGTCCTGTACACGATATAAAACGGGTAGTTACAAAGCTGATTCACCTTGCCTGTTACCGATTTTTTCTCCTGTGCTATCACCGCACCAGATACCGGGTAGAACGCCATTCCATCGTCTTCTTTGAGTGTGGAAAACTTAAACACTTCTCCGGTTTCCAATCCCGGATACTCATTCAGCAAATCCTTAAGCGCATTTGTTACAATGTCGTATCCGTCAACATCGTATTTCACTGTTTTTTTACTATCCACCGCCTGCACGTTTCTTCACTCCTTTTATCCATGTATCCCCAAATTCATCTTTAGCAGCATCAAACCAATGGTCTGTTGCAAAAAGATTTGGCACTTTCGAAAACTGGATATCACGGTCTGTCACGATCTTTTTTGCTTTTGGTCTCGCCCACGGTGAACCTGTTTCCTGGTCTACCATGACTTTTCCCATGTACAAAAATCTTGCGTAAGGACCATATCCGGCATAAACCTTTCCACTACCTTTCAGGGATTCATTCTGCACACTAGTAGTATCAATCAACATTCCGTCTCTTTGCGGAATATACTTTTTTGTGCCTGTCCATACCTGTTCATCTAACCAAAGTTGAGCATCTTGGAATTGCTTTTCGAATCGGTCAAAATTCACATTCACTTTGATGTCAGCTTCAACTATTGAAATATTTGGAAAATGAAACATTCTGCTACGTGCCATTTACTTTCCCCCTATCTCAAAATGTGGGATAAGTGTGTATGTTCCGACATTGGTGATTAAGAATACATTGTCGTGATTTTTGTTCATATAATCATAAAATCCACCGTCTCTCCGGCTCTGATAGTCTTCGTCTGCTATCATCTTTTCGTCATGTTCGCCCTCAATAAAAAAGTCACCGCTTGCAAATGTGACTGTATGTCCAAGTGTATCGTTAATTTGTTTCGCCCATTTTTTAGGCTCAAGATACTTTTTGCCAGCTACTACTTTTTCATCGGATGCCATGTGATACAGAACATGGAGCGTTGCCGTGTCAGCCGTATCAAGTCCTGTCTTTTCGATGTTTGCGGATTTATCAACAATGAGTTGAACGCCTTTAATTACGGTCGGATACCAAAATATTTCATCCTTTTGATTCACATATTTGTTAAATACAGTTATGGTTTTGTCATACATTGGTATCACCTCTCGTTAATAAAACTTCTTACCGCATTTTTCGCACTTCCATATGTGCCTTGTTTCTTTTATCCCGTTTCCGATATCTTCCAGATACGTTCCGGCATGGATTTTCTTTTTGTGTTTGCAAAATAATCTTTTAATAATTCCCATTGTTCAAATCCCTCTATATAGCAAGTACACTCCGTTATCATCGGTAACGTTAAAAAGATAGCTGACTGCTGCTTCAAGAAGTATTCTTTTCTCTTCTTGCACATTGGTAGCTGCTACGGTATACCGATTGCTCTGGCTGTTCCCGTTAGCGTAAGATATGCTTTCATTTCCAGAAGAAACAGAAGAGACGGTCTTATTTACGACCGTCCCATCTTCTCTCTGTATGGTTCCTATGGCATCCATAGAAGCTTTTTTAGCTTGCTCTATCTTATACATTTCATCAGCTACTGCACATACAGCTTTTTGAACTTTTGTTTCTGCTCGCTCATTTTCTGGAAGTCCATCGACAAGACGATCCATCGTGTAGTTGTCTACGCAGTCACTGGCTCGCTCTGCATATTCACGAAATTCGCTTTCTGGAATTGTTTTTCCAAAAAATTTTTTTGTATAAAACTTATAATCTGTGTACGCCATAGTGTTTCACCTAATTTTCCTACTTTCTTGGATTCGATCTCGTCTTTGGCTTTACGTCACTGACTTCTTTATATTTTTGTGGATTGTTTTCCATCAACTGAGCACTCGTTTCATGCTCGGTTGATAAGATTCTTCCTGTTTCCAAGTCTTCAAACCGTCTCATGCTTACTCACCTTTCTTGTTCTTGAAGATAAGGTCTGGCATTACAGATTTTGTTCCGTAATGGTAAAAGAGTTCAATGCCATATGCTTCTGAAAGAGGAATCTTCTCAGCACTGTATGGTGTGGATTTAACAGGCTGTGCGATAGCTCCATCCACCATCACGATCACGTCAACGTCTGTCGGCATGTGCACGCATGAGAATGTTTTTACGCCATGATAAGCGTAAAACTCTTCGTCGGCTACGCCAACGCCCGGCACTGTAACCTTGTCCAGATATGTGCGGATTTTTCCATAGAACTTTGGTGTGCAGATCATGTTCATCATAGAACGTGGTACTCCGTCCACATATTCATTCTTGGTAGTTTCGCACTGCTGAATCATGGTTTCAGCCTGTTCCTCAATAGCTGTAATACCTGTCAGATCAACTTCTGTCGCATCTGTTCCGGCAACTTTGAAGAACTCAGTGTCGAGTTCTGCGATCATTCTAAGTGCATGGTTTGCTGTTCTTTTTGCGATAAGTCCCTCTACTCCGAGAAGAGATACGTCTTTCTGTTCAACCTCTTCTACAATTTCCTTATCTACATTAATCGGAATCGTAACCGGCTTTCCTTTTACTCCATCGCCTTTGGCTGCACCTCTGGCAGTTCCATAATTCTTAGATGTCGCATTTGCGAATCTTTTCGCTTCTACGGTTCCGGCTGATGGATCACCGGAAAGTTCGGTATTCTTCATTTTTCCAGAAATAGTGTTCTTCTGGACGTTTTCAATGACCTTTCCGTACTCTTCTGCAAGAAGCATTTTTCCGGTTTGGTCAAGTAACATATTTAACGATGTAATTCTTGTTGTTTCTGCCATTTTTGTTCTCCTTTAATTCTTTAAGGTCAACGGCTATCTCCTATTGATAGTCGGTTCACAGTATGGTTTTACCAAACAGTTCCAGGAACAAACGGCTCTGCTTTCTGTTCACTTCCACCTTTTTCTGTAGGTGTAGTGAATACTGGTGGTGTCTTACCATCAGCCACGAAAGCATCTTTCTGAGATTCTTTCAATTCTTTCATGTAATCATCAAGACCAAGAATCTTTTCGCCCTCACGTTTCAGGCCTTTATCCTTAATCATGTTGATAATGCCAGTCTTGGCAAAATCAGAACTGAATTTTTCGCCCGCAAGAGCCTTTGTCAGAACGTCATTGAAGTCTCTTTCTTCAATCTTCTGGTTGTACTCTTTTTCACTGGCATCAAGCTTGTCTTTCCATTCTTTTTCTGCATTCTCAGCTTTCGTCTTCCACTCATCACGTTCTCTTGTGATCGCATCGAAGTCTTTTCCCTCGAACCCGTCCAAAGTCTCTTTCGCTGTTTCATACTGTGTTTTAAAGTTGTCACGTTCCTGTGTCAGAGTTTCTACTTTTCGTGTCTGCTTATCATAGTCAGATACACTCTTGTAATTCTCTTTCACTGCATCTTCGATTGTCTTTTTCTGCTCATCTGTAATTTCAAGACCAGCATCCTTGATAATCTGAATAATATTTTTCATGTTGCATATCCTCCTCAACGTCTCTTATTAACCGCTTCGTCTGCGGTAGGGATTCAGACAGATGAACCTCTGTCGGGGTAATCGGGATACACGGAATCGAACCGTGGACATAAGTCTTTTTTTCAAAGAGATGATTGTGACTTTTGTTCTACCATTGAACTATATCCCGTTAGTGGTTGGTGTAAGTGTTCCCTCTATACAGTTCCAACCACTGTTACGGCTATTTGACGGTCAATCTGCATATTGTTCCGTAACTAACTCTATACAGAAAAAGGATAGCCGGATATGAATCCATGCACCATACTGTGCACTATCCTTTGCGGGATGAAAATTTATCATTTTATATTTTTAGGAGGTAACATAAGATGACGGTTCCCTAAGTCCGCAACCTTAGGGGAAAGCCTAACGGGCGTTTGACTGCCCTTTAATCAGCATTCCGCTATTAGGCTTTATTGAAAGGAGGTGTATCAAGAAAAGAAAATGTCCTATGTGATTCACCATGTTTATTGTATAATGTAGAGGGCATAAACTTGTCCCCCGTGATAGAGTTTATCAGGAGTCATTAGGTGTTATTTAAAACCTTTTACATCTCTGCAAGCTTTTTAATTTGTCTCTGAATTTCTTTTCTTTCGTCAGCAAAATCTGAGTCCATCACCATAGAAGAAAGCATATCGTATACCTCTACCATGAGTCTTCCAACGCTTTCCATCAGTTTGTCTTTATGTGCCTGATCTCCGTTCTGTTGATACATCTCTTTCGCCATAATGTACTGGTCATATAGTGAATCAATGTTTTTGTCGTACTTTCCGTTACTGTACTTCTTGATAAGGTTTTCCGATGCATCCGCAATCATCCCCGGTACGCTTTCGCATTCCAAAGATTTCATATTACACAATGTAGATGTAATCATGTACATTGCCTGTAAGTTAGACATATTTAAGTCTTTCTTTGCAGATGCTTTCTCACGTTCAAGCTGTTCTTCCAAAATCTTTTTGATCTCGCTCATTTATTACACCTCGATTCCTTTCATTTTCTTTTTGTATTTTTCGTGAATCTCCGATTGAATTTCTGTGATGTATACCATGTCGTATCCAGTAGATATGAGGTCGTTAATCATACATTCTACAGTTTTTAATTCTTCGCTTACATCCTCTACCAAACATTCCACGAACATAGCATCAGCCACATGACCGTTTTCTCTTAGTGTGTGTGCGTACTGTTCGTACACTTCCTTTGTTTCGGATTCCCAATTGTGATACTCGACAAATCCATCTTCTACAGCTTTCTGCTTCGTGCTTTTCCCAATGCTTAACCGTTTGGCCGTTCGCCACGCATCCGGGATAACATTCACTTTTCCATCAAATACATCATCAATAAGCTGATTGTGATGGTTTATAAAATATCGGCACACTTTCCTACGTTCCAAGCTTTCCGCAATGTGCTGGTACTCATGCATCCGCTTAAAGCCTTTTAAGCCAAGGAAATCGAAGTAGTCCGCAAACTGTCCGTGCATCATAACAGCTCCGATAAACCGTTCGTTGATTTCGGCAAAGATTTCTTTCGGAGTTTTGACATCTAGGTTGCTTTTAAAATCAATCATAGAAACTCACCCCTTTTCTATGAGAGTTTTTTAATGATGATATTCGCATCCTTAACCAATGTTTCGACTGTGCCAACATTGCCAACCGATATAGTGGTACTACTTCCGGCCGGAACTGCAATCAATGTAGCTGCACCGACATTCTGATACACATTTGCCGTTGCTACTGTATAGTCCGTTTCTGTACCGGAAATCGGTTCCCCGTTCTGTTTGATAGATAACGCTACCGCTCCTATTGCAGATGCCGTAACGTTTCCGTTAAACTCAACTTCGACTGCCATCGGCAGATTTCCACGGTTTGTTATTTCGAAAAGTCCACTGCCATTGTCATGTGCAAGCCACCCTGTGTTACAAGCACATCTACGGCTTTTCACTCTTGTTTCTGTAAATAATACATTCTGATTTGTTGCTACTGTCTGAGCATTTTTAGCAATAGAATTTAACATATTTTTTTCTCCTTTCTTAAAAAAGAGAGCAAGCGCATGCCTACTCTCTTTGATGTTCGCAAGACTACTTTTTCGTAGATATGGATTCTTCCAACATGCTTATGATTTTGTTTTGGTTTTCAATTATTTTTAAAAAATACTTACTGTCTTGCTCGTGCAAGTGTTTTTCAATGTCGGAATTACTTGCCTGTGATAGATCACTGTTAAAATTCGCTATCTGTAAAGCAACTCCGTACACTGTCAGAAAGTCAAGTAGTGATATATCATTCACTTACATCACATTCCCACTTGCACAGCAACCATTACCAAATGCGTTATACGCAAAATATGGACTGCAAGACATATAAGCCGGTTTTGGTGTCGGTCTCACTGCATCAATAATGTTATTGGTCTGTGATACCTGTGAGATCTGCCAGTATGCTGTCTGCAAATCTCTGTCACGATCAGCAAGCTTATCTCTCAAGTTCTGAATCGTGTTATCCTGGATTAACTGGCGTGTAGCCTGTCCATCTGCTAAGATGCTTTCTTTAATATCACAGCAACACTGTGCCATCTGTGCCTGCATGTTCTGTGCCTGTAATGCCGCGTCATATCTACTCTGTAAGATTTCTTTCTGTGTGTTACAGCAACACTGAGCCTGCTGAGCCTGTAAGTTCTGTAAGCCGAGCTGTGTGGTATAGCGGTTCTCTAATACGTCTCTCTGTGTCTCGCAAGCTGTGTTGGACACATTCTGATTTGTGTTAAAGATATCTCTTTTCACGAATTCGTCAGAGACAAAAGCGTCCTGTGCTCCTTTGTTGTTTCCCCATCCGTTACCGCAAAACAGGAAAGCAAGAATGATGATCCAGAACCATCCACCGTCGCCCCACATGTTACCATCGTTGTTTCTTGTGACTGCTGCTACATCGGCAGCACTAAGTGTGTTTAATCCCTCGTTCATGTTGGTTCTCCTTTTCTTTTATTTATCAAGACGT